CACTTCTCGTCCATGATGAAGCTGGAAAATGGGAGCGTCCGGAAAACATCCTCAATAACTGGCGTGTCACAAAAACCACCCTCAGGCTCGGTTCGAGAATAATAGGTAAATGTATGATGGGGTCAACGAGTAATTCTCTTGACAAAGGTGGAAATAATTTTAAACAATTATATTATGATTCAGATGTCACAAAAAGAAATAAAAATGGACAGACTCGTTCTGGATTATATAGTTTGTTCATACCTATGGAATGGAATTACGAAGGATTCATTGATACTTATGGACTACCTGTATTCGACACCCCAAAAGAAGCCGCTATTGGACCTCATGGTGAAGCTATCGACATCGGTGTCGTTGAACACTGGGAGAATGAAGCAGAAGGTTTAAAAAGTAACCATGACGCTTTAAATGAGTTTTATAGACAGTTTCCTAGAACTGAAGAGCATGCTTTTAGAGATGAAACAAAAAATAGTATATTTAACCTAGTTAAGTTATATGAGCAAATAGATTATAATGAAGATTTAAAAAGTAGTGGCATAGTTACAAGAGGTAATTTTCAATGGAAAAATGGAGTTAAAGATACTGAAGTAAATTTTTATCCTGATATTAAAGGTAGGTTTTATATTTCATGGATTCCTCCATTAAACCTACAAAATAATGTTGTAATGAAAAATGGTTTTAAAAAACCAGGCAATGAACATATTGGTGCTTTTGGTTGTGACTCTTATGATATATCAGGTACTGTTGACAGAAGAGGTTCTAAAGGTTCTTTACACGGTTTAACTAAGTTTAGTATGGAAGATTCACCAGTAAATACCTTTTTTTTAGAATATGTTGCTAGACCACAAACGGCAGAAATATTTTTTGAAGATGTGCTTATGTCTTTAATTTTTTATGGAATGCCATTATTAGCAGAGAATAACAAACCTCGTTTACTTTATTATTTAAAAAGAAGAGGTTATAGAGGTTATTCTATGAATAGACCTGATAAAACATATAACAGATTATCAACAACCGAAAAAGAAGTTGGTGGTATACCTAATACAGGCGAAGATATTAAACAAGCTCATGCTGCTGCAATAGAAACATATATACAGCAACATGTAGGAATAAAACCAGACGGATCATACGGTTCCATGTATTTTAATAGAACGTTAAATGACTGGTCGAAGTTTGATATAAACAACAGAACAAAATTTGATGCTACTATAAGTTCTGGATTAGCTATAATGGCTTGCAATAGACATTTATATACTCCAAGAGCAGATAAAATAGTAAAAACATTAGATTTTGAATTTAAAAAATACGATAACAGAGGATTTTCTTCAAAAATAATATAATTAATGTCAAAACAAATAACAAAAGGACAATTTCCTAGTCAATCAGCTAGTGACGGTGAAAAATCTTCATCTCCTTATGGATTAGAGATTGCAAAAGCTATAGAAGCTGAATGGTTTAAAAGGGACTCAGGATCCGTTAGATACTACGCTAACAGAGACCAATTTCATAGATTAAGACTTTACGCTAGAGGGGAGCAAAGTATACAAAAATATAAAGATGAATTATCTATAAATGGTGATTTGTCTTATTTAAATTTAGACTGGAAGCCAGTACCTATTATTCCAAAATTTGTTGACATTGTAGTTAATGGTATATCAGAAAGAATGTATGATATAAAAGCTTATTCTCAAGATCAAGCTTCTATAGATACTAGAACAAGTTATGTTGATTCTATTGTAAGAGATATGAAAAACAAATCATTATTTGATGAGTTAGAAAATTCTTTTTCTATTAACATGTATAATAATGATAAAGAAACTCTACCAGAAACACAAGAGGAGTTAGAGCTACATATGCAACTTGATTATAAACAATCAATAGAAATAGCTGAAGAAGAAGCAATAAATAATGTTTTTGATTACAACAAATATGATTTATTAAAAAAGAGATTAGATTATGATTTAGCTGTTGTAGGTATTGGAGCTGTAAAAAATAGTTTTAATACATCTGAAGGTATAAAAATAGATTATGTTGATCCTGCAGATTTAGTTTACTCATATACTGAATCACCATACTTTGATGACATATATTATGTAGGTGAAGTTAAAAGAGTCAGTTTAATTGATTTGAAAAAACAATATCCTGAGTTAACTAGTGAAGACATTGAAGAAATAGAAGGATCTAGTAATAGTTCTATGTTATATAATAAATCTTATTCTTCATCTGATTCACCGGATAACAATTATGTTTATATTTTATACTTTGAATATAAAACATTTAATAATCAAGTTTATAAAATAAAAGAAACTTCAACTGGTTCTCAAAAATCTATAAAGAAAACAGATGAATTTAATCCACCTAAAGATTCAGAAAATAGGTTTCAAAAAGTAAATAGATCAATAGAGGTTATTTATGAAGGTGCTAAAATAATTGGATCAAATAAATTACTTAAATGGAAGTTAGCCGAAAATATGACAAGACCATATTCTGATATAACAAAAGCTCAACTATCCTATAGCATTGTTGCTCCTAGAATTTATAAAGGTAAGATAGAATCTTTAGTAGGTCGTATGACAACTTTTGCGGATATGGTTCAATTGACTCATTTAAAATTACAACAAGTATTATCTAGAATGGTTCCAGATGGTGTTTATTTAGATGCTGATGGTATAGCTGAAATAGACTTAGGAAATGGAACTAATTATAACCCACAAGAAGCATTAAATATGTATTTTCAAACTGGTTCTGTTATAGGTAGATCTATGACTGGTGATGGTGAATATAATCATAGTCGTATGCCAGTTCAAGAATTACAATCATCTTCTGGTGGACAAAAGATAGCTAGTTTAATTCAATCTTATAATTATTATCTACAAATGATTAGAGATGTTACTGGATTAAATGAAGCAAGAGATGGTAGTATGCCTGATAAAAATGCTTTAGTAGGCTTACAAAAGTTAGCTGCTGCTAACTCAAATGTTGCTACTAGACACGTATTACAAGCTGGATTATATTTAACTTTAAAGACAGCAGAAGCAATATCACTAAGAGTATCTGATGTATTGCAATATGGAAATACAACTCAAGCATTTGTAAATGGTGTTGGTAAATTTAATGTAGCTAGTTTAAGAGAAATACAAACTCTTCACTTACATGATTTTGGTATATTTTTGGAATTAGCTCCAGACGAAGAACAAAAACAAATTCTTGAAAATAATATTCAAATGGCATTACAACAAAAACAAATAGAAATAGAAGATGCTATTGATGCTAGAGAGGTTAAGAATTTAAAATTAGCTAACCAATTACTTAAACTAAGAAGAAAGAAAAAGTTTGAAAAAGATAGACAACTTCAAATGGAAAATATCGAAGCTCAAAGTAGATCAAACGCACAAGCTGCACAAGCTGCTGCTCAGAGTGAAGCTCAAAAAGAGCAGGTAATAATGCAAGGTAAAGCTAAGATGTCAGAAATTGAACATCAATTTGAAATACAGAAGCTTGAAAGAGAAGCTGAAATTAAAAAAGAATTAATGTTTCACGAATTTCAACTTAACATGCAACTTAAACAAGCTGAAACACAGGTGATAAATACTAAAGAAGAATACAAAGAAAATAGAAAAGACAAAAGAACAAAAATACAAGCTACACAACAAAGTGAGCTTATAAACCAGCGACAAACTGGAAAACCACCTAAAGATTTTGAATCTGCAGGATTTGATAACTTAGGTGGATTTGGATTAGAGCAATTTGATCCAAGATAATTTTTTAAATTTTATAATATTTTATTATGTCAGAAATCAAAATGAAATCAGTTGAAGACAATATGTCTACAGCTGAAAAAGAACAAGATTTAGTTGATAAAACTAGTGGACAACAAGAAGATGGTGTTTACAAAGTTGATTTAACTAAACAAACAGAAGAAAAAACCGTTGAACAACCTCCTGCCGAACAAGTGGAAGAAGCTAAAAAACAAGAGGAACCAGTTGAACAGATTAAAGAGGAAGAAAAACAAGTTGAACCTCAAGAACAAGAAGAAGTAATAACATTAATTAAAGAAGAAAAAGATGGCGTACAAGTGCAAGAGCAAGGGCAAATACAAGAAAAGCAGCCCGAAGAAAGTCAAGTCTTACAAGAAGAAGTAAAACTAGAATATCCTGAAGATGTTAAGAAACTCATGGATTTTATGAGTGAAACTGGAGGAACATTACAGGATTATGTAAAATTAAACGTTGATGTAGAATCACTAGGTGATGATGACTTATTGCTAGAGTACTATAAATCAACAAAACCTCATTTAAATAGTGAGGAAATAAATTTCTTGTTAGAAGATAAATTTTCTTATGATGATGAAATAGATAAAGAAAGAGATATTAAAAGAAAAAAATTAAACTACAAAGAAGAAGTCGCTAGCGCAAAAACATATTTAGCTAACGCAAAAAGTAAATACTATAATGACATAAAATCTGGTTCTAATTTTTCTACGGAAATTAAAGAAGCTGTAAATTTTTATGATAATTATAAAAAAGAGCAGAACGAACTAACTGCTCAGCAGCAAGAGTCTAACGAAAACTTTATAAATAAAACTAATAGTGTTTTCAGTGATAAATTCAAAGGTTTTGAGTTTAAAGTCGGTGAAAATAAATTTAGATATAACGTTAAAGATGTTCAGACAACTAAAGAAGCACAAAGTAACATATTAAGTGCATTTGAGACGTTCTTAGATGACAAAAACATGTTGAAAGATGCTAATGGTTATCATAAAGCACTTTATGCTGCTAGAAATGCTGATTCAATAGCAAATCATTTTTATGAACAAGGAAAGTCAGATGCTATAAAGCAAATGTCTTCAGAAGCAAAAAATATTAATATGGATCCTAGAAGGATTGGTCAAAATATAGATGCTGGTGGAATGAAAGTGAGAGCTATAAGCGGCGATGATAGTTCAAAATTAAGAATTAAAATTAAAAAATAACTTTAAAAAAAACAAATTATGGCAATTACATTAGGGAGCGGAACTACAACTCCAGCTCCAGTTAAACAAGCCTTATCAACAAATTACATTGACTTCACATCTTCTGCAACAAAAGGCTGGGCACAACAATATCTTCCAGACTTATATGAAGCAGAGATCGAAAAGTTCGGTGATAGATCTGTTGGTGGGTTTTTAAAAATGGTAGGCGCAGAGATGCCTATGAGTTCAGATCAAATCATTTGGTCAGAACAAGGAAGATTACACCTATCTTATTCAGGTGGTACTTGTGCTGCTGATTCAGGTGGTGCAAACGTTATTTCAGGACTTACTAGTCATGCTATTAGAGTAGGGCAAACAGTGGTAGTGAGCGACGGAACAGATGTTGTTAAAGCTTATGTATCAGCAGTTGGTGCTGCACAAATAACAGTTAAATGTTACACGAACTCTACGGGTTGTGTTGCCGCTGGTATTGCAACAGGAAGTGGTGTTATAAAGCTTTTCGTATACGGTTCTGAATTCAAAAAAGCTGACACTGGTATGAATGAAGCGGTTAAGCCAAGTTTCCAGTCTTACACTAACAACCCAATTATCTTAAAAGATAAATATGAGATCTCTGGATCTGATGCTTCTCAAATTGGATGGGTTGAAGTTACAGGTGAAGCTGGTCAGTCAGGTTACTTATGGTATATCAAAGCTGAAGGTGATACTAGAAAGAGATTCGAAGATTACTTAGAAATGGCTATGATTGAATCAGAGAAAAACGTTAATACAAATTTAGTAGACATCGCAGGAACTGAAGGTTTATTTGCTGCGGTAAAAGATAGAGGTCACATCCATGAAGATGGTATTGATGGAAACACTGCTGCTGATGATTTAGCTGATTTTGATAACATGCTTAAGAAATTAGATAAGCAAGGAGCTATTGAGGAAAATGTATTATTTTTAAATAGAGATTTATCTTTAAATATTGATGATATGTTAGCTGCTCAAAACTCTTATGGTTCTGGTGGTACTTCTTGGGGATTATTTAATAATTCTGAAGATATGGCAATCAACTTAGGTTTTTCTGGTTTTAGAAGAGGTTCTTATGACTTCTACAAAACTGATTGGAAATACTTAAACGATGCATCTACTAGAGGAGAAATTGCTTCTGATGTTACAGGTATATTAGTACCAGCGGGTACTTCATCTGTTTATGACCAAATTCTTGGTAAAAACATCAAAAGACCTTTCTTACACGTAAGATACAGAGCTTCACAATCTGATGATAGAAAATTAAAATCTTGGATCACAGGATCTGTTGGTGGAGCATCTACTAGCGATCTTGATGCGATGGAGGTACATTACCTATCAGAAAGATGTTTAGTTACACAAGCTGCGAATAACTTCGTACTGTTTGGTAACTTTGCATAATACTTAACGTAATTTTTACCCTCGTTTTATTAACGGGGGTAATTATTACTTTTATTAATTTTTATTATATTATATCATGACAAAAACAAAAAATAAATGGTCTATCAAGGATAGAACATACATACTTAAAAATGAACTTTCTCCATTAACCTTTACAATGAAAAGTAAAAATATATTTTGGTTTGATGAAGAACAAGGTTTTGAAAGAGAATTAAAATATACTGTTAACCAAAAAACTCCATTTGTAGATGATTTCAAGGGTGATGCTAGACTAGCTCACATTGTATTCGAAGATGGTATGTTGATGGTACCAAAACAAAAACAAACACTACAAAAATTATTATCTTTATATCACCCTGGATTAAATAAATTATACTTTGAATATGATCCACAAGAAGAAGCTAAAGATGATTTAGTAGAGCTTGAACAAAGAATAGAAGCTTTAAATGCAGCTAAAAATTTAAATATAGATGAAGCAGAAGCAATAGTAAGAGTAAACGTAGGATCTTCTGTTGCTAACATGACATCTAAAGAAATAAAAAGAGATTTATTAGTTTTTGCTAGTAATGATCCAGAATTATTTTTAGAACTAGCCGCTGATGAAAATGTAAACTTAAGAAACATAGGCTTGAAAGGCGTTGAAGCAAACATAATAAAACTATCAAATGACCAAAGAACTTTTCAGTGGGTTAGTAATGGTAGAAAATTAATGACTGTACCTTTTGATGAAAATCCATACTCTGCACTTGCAGCTTGGTTCAAAACAGATGAAGGAGTTGAAGTTTTCCAAACATTGGAAAAAAGATTAAAATAGTCACGTATAACGGTTAGGCCGCTTTATGTGGCCTAACTATTATAAAAAAAAACAAAATATGGCTATAAGTGTAGATAAAATATACAAAACTGTACTTACAATTTTAAATAGAGAACAGAGAGGACAGTTAACACCTGGCCAATTTAATAAATTAGCTCAGCAGGCTCAACTAGAAATATTAGAAAAAACTTTTTATGATTATAATAGAGTTTTATCAAAATCAAATGTTATTGGTTCTAATGACGATTATGGCGATTTAGCAAATAATATAAAAGAAAAAATAGATCATTTTTTAAAATTAAAAGCTGTTGCTATAGATACAACAAATGATTTAATAAATTTAACAGATAATGTTACTGATCTTTATAGATTAATATCTATATATAAAAGTGACAATTTAACACAGTTTGAAGAAATAAAAATATCAGAACTTCCTTATGTTTTATCTTCTAAACTTATCTCACCTAGTAGTTCTTATCCTATATACTACAGACAACAAATAACAGATGGTTCAAATTTAGATGACGCAGTTAAGTTACTTCCTAGTACTTTAACTGGGAACGTTAATATACATTATATTAAAATACCTAACACTCCTTCTTGGAATGCTTCTAATACGCCTGGACCAAACAATTCTATAACTTTTTCTTCAGCAAACAGTACTAACTTTGAGTTACATCCATCAGAAGAACCTAGTTTAATTACAAAAATACTATCTTACGTTGGTGTAGTAATAAAAGATCCTTTAGTATTACAATCATCATCACAACAAGAGCAGAATAAGTTTAATAAAGAAAATATATAACAAATGGGTTTTTTAGATAATCAAACAGATCAAGCTTACTACGCTGGTTCCCAAAGCTTTAGATGGGAAACTGGAGATCCACAATATTTCACTATAACAACTATAGATCCTTCTCCAACTGCTGTAGGAGATTTTTATGTTTATATAAACGGTAATGTTGTATCTACAACGAATATATCTTTTACTAATTCAAATAAAAGAGTAACAATAAGTAATATAACATTATCTAACAATGATGTTGTAACTGTACAATTAAAAGAAAAACTATATGGAGAATATAGATACACATCTTTATCTGATATAGTAAACAATTTTATGTTCTCATACGTAGGTGAAGGAAAAATAATTAATAGAGCAAACAGAAGAGATGTATTGTTTCACACAAAAAGAGGTATACAGGAATTTGCTTATGACATTACAAAAGTTGAAAAAATACAAGAAGTTGAAGTTGGTCATACATTATCTATACCTATGCCAAAAGACTTTATTAGTGCTACAAGTATTTCTTGGATAGATGGTTCTGGTATAGAACATATGATTTCAAAAGGTTCAACTACCTCAAAACCAACAGAAGCTATTGCTCAAGATGATGAGTTCAATTATACTTATGACAGTAATGGCAATATAATTAAAACAACAGCTCTTACTAATGAAAGATTTAAAGGTTTTAATAATTCACAACTAACACATGCTCACGGAAATGATGACTATTTTTATAATAGTGATTTTCCATCGGAAAGATTAATGGAAGCTGGTAAAAGATATGGTGGAGATCCACAACATATGAATAGAAACGGTATATATATCATAGATCAATATAACGGTACTATAAACTTTAGCAGTGAATTAAGTGGCGCTTTAATAACATTGAAATACATATCTGATAGCATGGGTAATGACAATGAAATGAAAGTACATAAATTTGCTGAAGAAGCTATATACAAACATGTTGCATATTCTATGCTTTCTACTATGGCAAACATTCCAGAATATATAGTTAATAGATACAAAAAAGATAGAAGAGCATCTATGAGGCAAGCTAAAATAAGATTATATGAAATAAACATACCTGAATTAACTCAGGTAATGAGAGGTAAATCAAAACAGATAAAACATTAATTAAATGCCTGAAGTTAAAAATACCTTTATAAAAGGTAAAATGAACAAAGATTTAGACCCTAGGATATTACCTGAAGGAGAGTATTTTGATGCAAAAAATATTAAAGTTAGTAGATCTGAAGGTGGTGATGTAGGTGTTGTAGAAAATATACTTTCTAATAATAAAGTTAGTGGTATAGAATCTGATTTATCATCTACTGAAGTTATAGGTCATGTTGTTGATTTTGAAAATAAAAATGTATACTATTTCGTAACTAATTTTTCAAACGCTAATGCTAACATAAAAGCTCCAAGTGATGCAAAGTGTGCTATTGTAAAATATAGTCCAGATTCAACACCATCAACAACTACAATATTTAAAACTTATAGATTTAATTTTAATAAAATTTTTGCTATACACGGTGTAAATATTTTAGACGGTTTTTTATATTTTACAGATAATTTAAATCAACCAAGGGTTTTTAATGTTGAAAGACCTAATCTATATTCAGATGATCAATATTTTGAAGACAAAATAAGTGTGGCTAAATATGCACCATATTGTGCACCTAAATTTTTAAAACCAAAATATATTTTAACTGTAAATGGTGCTGTTAATAATAGTGCTACCGTTACAATTTCAGCAGCTAATTCTTTTTTAGCCGCTGATCACGCTGCTGGTAAAAAATTTTTAGTTAGGCATGATAGTTTAGATGATGATATTATTATAAATAATATAAGTTCTACAACTTTAACTTTAAGTGAAAGCGTAACAATAGCCAATGGTCAAAAGTTATCAATTATAGGTTCTTCTATGATAGATAATAGTGCAGCTGATTCAGGTATAGACAAAGAATTTTTAAAAGAAAAGTTTGCTAGATTTTCATATAGATATAGGTTTGAAGATAATACTTATTCTATTTTTGCACCCTTCACTCAAATAGCTTTTGTACCAGAAATACAAACATTCACTAATACAGAAAAAGAAAACGCTTATAAAGAAACTGAGGTTTCTACATTTGTTAATTCTATAAACTATTTAGAGTTAGAAATAATGTTACCTACTTTAGATCCTTATAGTGACTTATTAATAAAAGAAATAGAAATATTATTTAAAGAATCAGATAGTTTAGCGGTAAAGGTCTTAGACACTATAGATATAAAAAACATATCTACGTTAAGAAAAGATCCTTCTACAATAACAAATGGTGCTGTTTCTGGAGGTAAAATAAAAAAATATATTAATAACACAGTTAGTGGTTCTACTAATGATAGAAGAAAAGAATTATATTATATATATAGATCAGAAGAGCCTTATAAAATGTTACCCGAATCACAAACGTTCAGAGTTTATGATCGTGTTCCAGTAAAAGCATTAGCACAAGAAATAACAGGTAATAGACTTGTATATGGTAATTTTGTTACAGGTAAAGAATTACCTCCTTCTGGATTAAACTTTGAATTAAGTACTGGTTCTAAAAATGAAGAAGATGAATTTCTTTACGAAGAATATAAAAGACACACATTAAAGCAAGATAGAACATATGTTGTTGGTGTTGTTTTTTCAGATAGATATGGAAGACAATCACCTGTAATGCTTTCTAATCAACACAGTTCATCAATTCAACACAAGAGATCGCAAATAAGTTTAAATGGAGATTCTTTAAAAGTTATATTTAATGAAGGTGTTGATAGTTCTTTTTTATGGCAAGCTGATACTAACCCTCTAGGTTGGTATTCTTATAGAATAGTAGTAAAACAAACAGAACAAGATTATTATAATGTATATACACCAGGAGTTGTTTTTTATAATTCATCAACACATGGAGATAGTATGAGTTATTTTCCTATATATGGCGACAATATAAATAAAATACCTAGAGATGAAGTAACAGAAGGAAGTAATATAAACCTATCTACAAGTAGTGTTATTTTAGATGGTATACTAGAAAATGGAGATACTGGTATTCAAACGTCTACACATAATATTATATCAATAGGTAAACTTAATGATTTTGGTATTGAAGATGCTGATAGAGTAGAGTTTTATGATAAAGACAAACAATATTTGTTTGCACAAATTAAAGGTAATTATGGGCAACAAACTCAAGGTGGATCAAGTTCTAATGTACCTTCTTTAGCTGTTTTTGAAACAAAGCCATTTAAATCAAAACTAGATATATTTTATGAAACATCTACATGTGGATTAATATCAGATTTAAATTCTAAAATAACTTCTGGTGGAGGATCTTCTAGTGCCGCTAGTTTAGTATTAAGAAATCTCAATGATGATGCAGATTTAGATGAGTTTGTTGAAAGTACAGCTGGTAATTCATATATAATGATTATCAAAGTTTTTGATGCTAATGGCTCACAATTAACACCTGGAACAAATAATTTAACTATAAGTGTTCAAAGTGTTGTAAGGGTAGAAGATAATATAAATCAAAGTTATGTAAATGAATTTAGTGCAGAACAAATTGGAAGTACAGATGTAATAAAACTAAAACTTGTAAATGGCCAAGAATTTAGACCTTCGCCTTCCAACGAATACACAATAACTTTTAGAGCAACAACATCTAATGGAGCTAAAAATTTCACTAAAAACATATTTGTAACAAATGCAGCTCCAGTACTTGCTTTTATACCAGACGCTGATAGAATAGGATATACAGCTGATGAAACCGGTGTTATTGCTACAGTAAATAGCAGTGGTGAAATATCCGGTAAAAATGGTAGTTCAAACTCAACGAGGTGGACAAATAGATTAATCTATAGCCACGCTGGTGGATATTCTAATGTTAGCGTATCTGACCAAGGTGCAATATCATTAGGAACAGCTATAGGTGCTTCCGCATCTAACCTTAGTTTTGTTTTAAAAGTAACTGGTATTGCTGGGCCTACAGATACAGATACATTAACAGTACCTCTTTCGTTAGAGTTTGGTGATATTATTAGCGTAACAGAAAAAACAGGTACTGGCTTTAATTACTATGCTAGATGTTATGGTCAAGGTGGACAAGGTGATGGTTATGATCCGGGTGATAAGTATGAAGAATATTTTATACCTACTAATTACGGATATTATGAAGTTAACGGAACTTGCGGAGGTGATTACGAAGATGTTCTTTCAAATCACAATGCTTATGATGAAACAACTAACAGTCCTGTCCCTGCATCTCACAAATTCGCAACAGTAAGTGTAGATGGAACAGTAATATTAGATGTATCAAATTATACATGGAATGATTCCACTGAAGCCTTTTGGATAAGACCTGCTCCTCACCAAAACACAGACCCAACTGATTCTGGTTATGTAGGTGCTAGTAATAGTAACTTTATAGTAACAGTGACAAGTTACATAACGGGTAGCGCGGTAACAACAGACTATGAATTAGTAGTGGGGTATGAACAAATAGGCGCTGTAATGGAGCCTGTTCACAGGGTGCTTATAAAAAGAAATAATATAACAACAACGCAATATTCTTAATATGGCAACAACAATAGATGTAAGTTTTTTTAATTCCTTTTACATAAAAAGTAGTGATGCTAATGATAATTGGCATATTGAAGAAAGTAGAATAAAAGGAGATTTTAACGCTGTTCAAGTAGATATAGGTGTTAGAGCGTATATTATAGATGAAGATTTTACTGAGGAAAGAAGAAAAAATGCTTTAATATATTCTGGTGTTTTTAACTCTAGAACAGGTATAAATAATACAAATCAATTTTCACCAGCAGAAGCAATAACAAAGTCAGTAAATTCTGCAAACGGAAGTATACAAAAACTTTTTGCAGAAGAAACAAATTTAATAATATTACAAGAAGATAAAGTTAGTAGGGCTTTAATAAACAAAGATGCTATATTTTCAGCTGAAGGTGGTGGAACAGTTACTTCTTCTAAACTTGTTATAGGTCAAATAATACCTTTTGTAGGAAAGTATGGTATATCTAAAAATCCAGAAAGCTTTGCGTCATTTGGAAATAGAAAATATTTTGCAGATAAAAACAGAGGATTAATATTAAGATTATCATCTGGTCAAGGTGGTGGAGATGGATTAACTCCAATATCAGAGTATGGTATGAGAAGTTTTTTTAGAGATAATTTAAAAAATAGTTCTAAAGTAGTAGGTATGTTTGATAACTACCACAAAAGTTTTATAGTTTCATTGCAAAAGGATAATGGAAGTTATGAAACGGTAAGTTTTAGTGATGCTATAAACGGTTGGACAAGTAGACATGATTATAAACCTTCTCAAGGCTTTAGTTTAAGTAATAAATTTTATACATTTAACAATAGTGACGTATGGAATCATTATGATAGATCAACTGTTGATTATGGTAAATACTACGGTGCTAGTGTAGTACCTTCAACTGTAACTTTTGTTGTAAATTCTAACGCTGTACAAGAAAATGTATTTTATAGTATATCTTATGAAGGAACTTCTTTATGGGAATTAAATGATATTAAAACTAATACAGATGATAGAGTATTGTCAGGAACAGAAGAATTTTTAGATAAAGCAAACAACATTGCTAATTCTGAAACTTCTACTGTAATAGGTTATATAGGTGCATCTGTATTCACCAAAAGAAATAATAGGTACTATGCTGAATTGCAAAACAGTTCACCAATAGCGTATGGAGAAATATATGATGTAGACAATAACTTAGATGTAACGGGTATAAAAGGTAATTTCGTAAAAGCTACTTTTTCTACAACTTCTAATAATAAAAAACAGGAGTTGTTTAGTACTAATACGGTATTTAATAATGTATTAATATAAAAAAATAAAAATTATGGGTATAGGTATAGCAATGGCGGGCGTAGGAGCATTAGGTAGTATTTTTAGTAGTTTTGGCTCTGGAAGACGAGCTAGAAGAGCTGAAAGTCAAGCTAATTATTATAGAGGCGAATTAAGAAAAGCTGAAGAAGATAGACAAGAAATTATTAATCCTTATAAAGGTATAACTGATTTAAGTTCTATGATTACAAATCCAGCTCGTGATATGCAGGTTGCAACTAGATCTGCTGAATTAGCTGCTGAAGAAACTGATATGTCACTAGCTACTACACTAGAAGGTTTAAGAGAATCAGGAGGAGGTGCAGGTATGGCAACTGCATTAGCACAACAAGCTAATAGATCTAAATTACAAATATCTGGAAACATACAACAACAAGAAACAGCTATTAGTATGCAAAGAGCAAGGGGTGAACAAGCTGCTCAACAAATGAGAATGAAAGAAGCAATGAGATTACAATCAGCGGATGTAGCAGGACAACAGTTTATGTTTGGAGTAAGAGAACAAAGACAAGTTGCTAACTTAGATAGACTACAAGGCATGGGTGATAGATATGCTAACATGGCCAATCAATATAGGTCAGCACAATCAAGTGCATTAGGTAGCGCATTTAGTGATATAGCAGGTATGGGTATGGGTATATATCAAAACCAGTTTAGAAAGAAAAATCCTGGTTTGTTTAAATAAAAAATATAATAATAATAAAAAATAAAAAATGAGTTATAGAAATCCTGGAAATTTAAACATAGGAGATCCTAATGCTTTTTTAAAAGCTTTTTTAGGTGGTGTTGAAAAGTATAGTTCGTATTTCCAACAACAAGCTGAAAAAGAAGAACGAAAAGAAAGAGATTTAGATATAAGATTAGCTAAATTTGAAAGCGAATTAAATTATCCTGATATAGCTAAAAATTATAATCCTCAAGTTGCTTCTCAAGTAAAAAACATTATAAATGAAAAATATGTAGACTCTGGTGTTTTTGCTAGTTCAAGTGTGCAAGATCAAGCTAAAATTTTATCTGACATAGGTGTTAATATAATGGCACCTCTTGATAACATGAACAAAGCAGTTGCATTAGATCCAACCGATGTCGATTTAAACTTATTTAATAAAACACCTGTTTTTAGATCTTTTTTAGAAAATAAACAAAATGGTTTTGAAGTTGTTACTAAAGATAATGGTTTAGCATTTAAATTTAATGATGGAGAAAAAGATCATTTTTTAACTCCAAATGATGTGCCTGACAAAATGCCTACTATAAGAAAAAACACTGAAATATTTGGTGATTATGATAAAAGTATAAATGATGCTGTTAGAATTGTTGATTATGCATACCAAAGAGCAGAAGATTATAGTCAAATAGAAGGCGAAATGGAAAAAGGATTTGAAAGCGCTGCAAATAAAATTTTTGGTAATATGGATTATCAATCTAGAGCAGCTATTTTTAAAAAAATGTTAAAAGATAAAACTGGAGAAGAATTTAACTATAACGACTCACCGAGTGATATTAGTAAAGATGAACAGTTTGATTTTTTAGAAATACAAGATCTTGCTATAAAAGAATATATAGAAAATACTATACGTAATCAATCAGCTGTTAGAAATAAATTTATTTATGAAAAAGAAAAAGAAGAAGAAGTTGATGATCCTTCAAGAGCTGAGTTAGAAAGAATGGATGTTGATGAGTCTTTAAATAATGTTTTTGATATTGTAGATGGTCCAGCAAGTAGTCAACTTTCTGAATATTTAAAAATAATTGAAGATCAAGAATATAAAATTGAAAATGGTATATTAACTATAACAGATGGTTTTAGTGTTGGTGATGATTTTGAAGATGCTGTTTATGATATGAATACTGCTGCTGGAAAAATTAATCTTGTTAAGAGAATAATTCAAAAACAAGGTTTATACACTGGTAAAAACGACAGTTATATAAACAGAAAAATAAGTAATTTATATGTTAATTTATTGAAAGAAGAAAAAGTAAAAGAAGATGCAGAAAAAGAAGTTTTAAGTAAAATACCAGTGGCTGAATTAGATAAGCAATTAAATAATCATAAAGCTACTTTAGATAAATTAAATAAACTTAAAATGAATATTGATGGAACTTTTAGTTTAGAAGGTAAAAATTATACAGGAAAAGAACTAGATACAATAAAAGAAAAGTTGTTCCAAAAAATCAACGACATAAGTAATATTAGAAACCAAAACGCAAGTCAAGAATTTAATAGTAATAATTAGTATTATGAATGAATTTTACATAGTAGACGGGAAACTATTTGAAGTTTCACCAGACAGAAAACAAGATTTTCTGCTAAAATATCCAGGAGCTAAATTAAAAAATGAACAAACAGATTTAGCAAAGACAAAAGGAACAGAAAAGGGTGTGCCTGTTCCGGAAAATGTAACACCCAATACGGAATCAAACTTGGCAGCTGGTTTTTTGGAATTCAAACTTCCAACTCCAGAAGAAATAAAAGTAAAAAATAAAACAGAAGAAGATTCTGAAGAATTAACTTTAGGTCAAGGTCTTTTAAATGAGTTTAAAAATGCTGGGGATAGATTAGGTTTAATAGATAATTTTTGGAAAGGTGATGATCCTTCCGTACAATTAGCTTTGACAACTATGAATGAAGAGTTGTATGGAAGAAAAGGTATGAAAACACTATTAAATGCTGGAAGAGATTCTTTCAATGCTAAGGAAAGATATTTACAGTTTGAAACTGTTGAAGATTTAATAAAAGATGTCAAAGAAAAACAAGCAAGCAATAGACCTGTTTTTGCTTTAGCAGATGCTATTACAGAAAAAGATCCAGCTAAGTTTGCTGTTGGTGTTCTTGGAACGGTAGCAAACGCTATAGCATCAGTTGCTTATGGTGTAGGTACAGGATTTACGGGTTATGGATACGAATATGCTGCTGAAAATTACATAGAATATAACGAAAGATTAGCAAAAAGAAAAAATAAAAGTTTAAAACAGTTAATATCTGATAATGAAGAGGAAACAATAATTCCTTTTTCAATAGCCGCAGGACAAGCCGGTGTGGAAAATTTAGGTTTAGGTAAAATATTAGGAAAAGTATTAAAGAAAGGTAGAAACAAAATAACTAAATATGCTTTAGATATTGCGTTTGCCGGAGGTGTTGAAGCAGGTACAGAGTGGACACAGTATGGTTTAGGAGAGTTTAATAAGCTTTTAGGTGATGGTAAAAGTAAAACAGAAGCGCTGCAGGGATCTTTATATAGAATGTTAACAGAAAAAGATGCATATGAGTCAATGTTGCGTGGTGGATTTGGTGGGGCTGGAATTAGAGGTGGTAGATATGCATTAAAAGCTTCTTATTCTGTTAGATCTACAAAAGATTCAAATGAAATACAAAAGAATATAAATGCTATTGTATACAATAAAAAAGTTAGTGCAGAAACAAAAGATGATGATGTCAAAGCAAGTGCTGAAGCTAATATAGAAATAGCTAAATCAAATGTTAAAAGGTTAATAGACATATCTAATGACAAAATAAAAGATTTAGATGAAGAATCTCAGAAAAAAATATATGATATTAATGTTGAAACAGAAAAACAAGTATCTAAACTTAAAGATTTAAAAGAAAAATTAGATAATAATAAAATAAATAAAAAAGAATATTTAACTTATTTAGATAAGGTAAAAAAAGATTATAATATAAGTGTATTAAGAATAAATGGAGTTTTAGCTAAAAATAGAGGTATAAACTCTTTAGTAAACAAAAGCACTAGTTTTGGATTGAAAATGGCAGAAGCTTTAAATATAAAAGCTAAAAGCTATGAAACAAACAAAGAATTTGCTAATGCTATAGGAAAAACAGAATCAGAAGCAAGTAATATAGGAGGCGCATATATAAACGGTAAAATATACTTTAATAAAGATGCGGCTAGTAAAACATTTCAAATAAATATTGGAGCTCACGAAATACTCCACCCTATTTTAAACTCTCAAATAGGTGATAGAAAACAACAAGCAAAAATAGTACAAGGTGTTAAAGAAAGATTAACATCTAGACAAGTAAGTGAACTTGACGCCATAATGGAAAGCAGAGGGTACGGTCCTGATACAGGTAAATATGATACAGAATACTTAAATGTAATGTCAGATGCACTTGCTAAAAATGAACTTTCTTTAGACAAAACAATATTAGAAAGAATAGCTCAGTTTTTTAAAAATTTATTTAAAAAATATGATATGGAAGTTGGTTTTGAAAATGCTGACCAGGTATATAATTTCTTAAGTGAGTTTAATAAATCTGCTAAAGAAAACAAAGTTTCAAAAAAAGTCTTAGAAGTTATAGACAAAGTTAAATTGAACAAAGAATTAGAAAGTAAATCTAGACAATTTTCTCAAGCAGAAAAAAATTCTATAATTGATGATTTAGCTGGACCAAATACTAGAGAAGAAGGTTATGGTATTTCTAAAAAACAATATGAAGAAGATGGTTATATGGCTGACGCATATAACAAAATTATAGAGGGTAACTTGATGGATCCACTTATTCTTCGTGGTATACAAGGTAATACTGTTTCTGGTAAATCTAAAGATAATTTTGTTGAAGACGTTAAAAAGGAATTAACAGATTTAATAATAAAATTTGATCCTGAACAAAACGATTCATTTTCAGGTTATTTAAATGGACAATTACAAACATGGGTAAAAAGTAAAGTTCTTAAACAATATGCACAATCTAAATCTAAAAGTTTAGACGTTGTAGCTGGAGAAGTTGGATCTGTTGCTGAACCTGGTGTAAATGAAGATTTTTCAGAGTTTGACACAAAAGAAAGTTTTGATGAAAATACTGAAAATAAAATAATACCTTCTAAAGTTTTTGGTATAGAATCTGATGTTAAAAATTCTGTTAAAAATCTATTTCCAATGTTAACACTAGATCAAATGACTTTTGGTAGTGTTCCATTGATTGCATCTCCACATATTGCTGAAAAAGCAGGTGTACCAGTTAGTAAAATAACAGATCCTAAAAAAAATCTAGGATCAGGAGAATTTAAAAAAGCACAAAAGTTTTTATATAAACATATAGATGATTTTATAAAACTTTTACCACCACTTACTTCAAATAAAGAAGTAACTGATCAAAATGCAGAAGGTAAATCAGTTCAAATAGCAACTAAATTAATTAATGATGAAAAGTTTAATTTAGATCTTTATGAACCAGCCGACAAAAGAGTTAAGGGTGCACAGGGTAACCCACAGTTTAAACTTCCTAATAATTTTTTATCTAACGAGTATAAAGAAAGAGTTTTAAAAACTTTTGGTATGGACTCAGAAGGTGGAGCTTTAATAACAGATGTTAGAGGAGAGATTTTAGACGGTAGAAGTCCTGAATCACAAAGAGTAAAAGGTGCCCTAGCTTTATTGTCTAAACTTACAACAAATACTGAGTTAAGAATACAAATGTTAAAAGCTGGCATAAATCCTAATGTTATAAATAATGTTGCTGCTGGTAAATCTGAATTTCAATTTAGTCAACAACCTGATAATGATATTGTTATTCCAGAGTTAACTAACATGATATTTAATAAGCATGAATATGTTAAATACACTAGAAGTTTATATGAAAACCCTGAGTTTTTAGAAGAAACAAGCAAGATATATGATATTGATTTAAATAAAGAAGATGTAAAAAATATATCCTTATATAAATATGAAAACAATGTACAAAAATGGGATTATGAAAAACTTTTAAAATTAAAAAAATATCAATTTGAGTTTTTAAACTCAATGCCTGATTTGTTTAAAAGAGAAAGTTCTTTAGCAAGATCAGTTGCTGGATTCAATGGTTTCAATTCTTTATTTAATAACACGCTAGATCTTTACACATCAGAAAGTAAAGTTCTTGTAGACAAAAACAATAATATAATAAGAGATGATAGAATAGAAAAAATAACCGTTTTTGATCAAGAAATAAATAAAAACATATCTACTAAAAATTTAAAATCAAATAAAAATTTATCCAAAAATGATGTTAGTTTTATAAATGATTTAAACGATCATATAAAAAATAACAATAAAAAAATAAATACATTATATACTTTAAAAAAATTACTAAACGATCCAACACTATTACAAGATACAAAGAAAACAGCTATACTTGATTTCAAGTCATCAAAAGCAAATGAAACAAGAAATGGTGTATATAATTTAATGAATCAATATAGGCTTGCTTTTGTTAAATCTGGAAAAAACAAAAATGAAATAAAAGAAAGGCTAATGTTTATTACTCAAAGCTTGGCTTTTGAAAATTCTTCTATTGATGGTTTAAATAATTTATCTTCTTTAGATTTGTCTGTACTTAAAAAAGGTACTGAAAGATATTCTATACAAAACTACGACTCAAGTAGTAAAATAACTAAACAAATTTTATTTGATATAATGTCAGGTAAAGAACCTGTTGTTAGCACTAATAATTTTAAGTCAGGTATAGTACCTACAAGTATATTAGAACAAACTCCAAAACTTAGTCAAGAACAATCAATAAAGATTATTAAAAATAAAACCGATAAAAACGAACAATTAAGTCAAGTTAATTTTAATGATGAAGTAAAAACATTACAATTAGAATCACAAATGGGTTTAATGTTATCGGCAAAAGATAAAAGATATTCTTTAGATGATGTAATTGATGTTGCAACTTCAAAAAATCTAGCTGTTAATAGAAAAAAAATGTGGAGAATAATGGATCACTCTGCAAATGATTTAGCTGGTCTTCTTTATGGTTTTCTTGGTAAAGGAAAAAAAGGAGAAAAACAATTAGAATTTTTTACTGATAACTTAATAAAACCTTTTAGTAAAGCAGTAATGTCATTAGATATAGCAAGACAATTATCTAGCAAAAAATATAAACAGTTTTTAAAAGATAATCCTAATTTTAACAAAGACATGGAACAAGAAACTGGAATTTCTGGTTTTAACTATGATCAAGCATTAAGAATATACCTCTATACTAAAAATGGTTCTAAAGTTCCTGGTGTTAATGATGCAACACTACAAAAAGTAAAAGGAAAAATAATAACATATCCTGGTAATAAAATGTTAAAATATGCTAGTAGTTTATCTAGTGTAATGAGACAAGATTCATATTGGATAGATCCAGATATAAATTCGTGGCAAACTGATACTATTAGACAAGATATACTTAGATCAATAGATCAACTTTCAAGAAAAAAATTCTTAGGACCTTTTATTGAGAATAAAAATGCTATTTTTAGTGAAAACAATATAAATAAAATTAGAGCAACTTATGGTCAAAAGTTTTTAGATCCATTACAGAATATTTTAAGTAGAATGGAAACTGGAAAACTCTCAAACACAAATGATCGTTTCATGAATGGAGCATTGAATTGGGTAAGAGGTTCTGTTGCATCTACAATGTTTTTAAACACAAGAACAGCGGTACTACAAACATTATCTACTTTTAATTATATTAATTGGTCAGATAACAATGTATATAATTTTGGTAAGGCTTTAGTAGGAAACCCTACACAATGGGCAAAAGATTTTAAATACATAATGAATTCTGATTTGTTAAAAGAAAGAAGAGGAGGTTTAAGAACTGATGTTAACGAAGCTGAAATTGCGGACGCAATTAAGAGAAATAAAGGATTTAAAGGTGTTTTAGGTTTAGTTTTACAAAAAGGTTTTGTTTTCACTAAAGCTGGTGATGCTTTCGCTATTGCTGCAGGCGGAGCTAGTTTTTACAGAAATAGAATAAACACATACACAACAAAAGGTTTTTCAAAGGTAGAAGCAGAAAGAAAAGCTTTTATAGACTTTCAAGAGGTTACTGAAGAAACACAACAGTCTGCTAGAGCTGATAGATTATCAATGGAACAGACTAGCACCGCTGGTAAATGGTTATTAGCATTTCAAAACACACCAATGCAGTATACTAGATTAATAGAAAAAGCTGGTTTAGATTTAATAAATGGTAGAGGTAATCCAAAAGAAAAAATAAGTAAAATATTATATTATTCGTTTTTACAAAACATGATGTTTTCTGTATTACAACAAGGTTTATTTAGTATGTTATTTCCAGGAGAAAATGAAGATGAAGAAACAAAAAGAAATGAAAGAAAAATAGGTTATATAGCAAACAACATGGTAGATACATTAGTTAGAGGCACAGGTATTACAGGTGCTGTTTTTTCTACGGTAAAAAATGTTAGTAAAAAAATATATGAAGAAAACAAAAAAGTTGAGGAAGGAAAAGGACAATTTGATATAGCTGCTATATTAGCAGAATTCTTTACGGTTGGCCCTGCAATAAGTATTAAAACTAGAGATATATTTGATGCTTTAAAAGATTTTAAGTATAAAAGAAAATCTTTTGAAAAAATGGGTATATCTATAGAAAATCCTGTATTAGATATGGTAGGTAGCTCTGCTTCATTTTTTAATGTGCCTTTAGACAGGGTTGTTTCAAAAGCTAGAAACGTTAAAGATGCTTTAGATGTTAAAACAGAAACATGGCAAAAAATAGCATTATTATCTGGTTGGAACAGGTGGACTATAAACTTTGAACCAGATGATAGTTATTACTCTGTAAAATCAAAAGGTAAAAGAAAATCAAAAAAAATTAGACAAAATAATTCTGCATCAAGCAGATATTCAAAAAGAAAAAAATATAATTAACTATGGAATGGCAAGATATTAAACTAATGGCCTTCAATGGCACAACACTAACACTTTCCATGACAGAGATGGAAACAATATTAAAAATAGTACTGTTGTTAGTTTCTATAGGTTTTACAATAGCACGATGGTATGACATACATAAAAAAAATAAAGCTAATAAGTAGCTTATTGTTTTGTGTTATATCCACAGCTCAAGAAATAAAAATACAAGATATAAAAAACTCTATACAAACCGGACCTTTAGTAGGAAACCGCAATGTAGGGTTTGGTATGAAGAACATATTAGAAGAATTGGTTCAAGACTACGATTATAACTTAAATGACAAAAGTAATAATGTGTTGGTTGTTGAGCTAATTTATTTTGATGTAAAAAGAACTCAATCAAGTATTGCGTTGTATAGCAAATCATCAAGTCAAACTGAAATAATTGCCGTAGCTAAATACAAAAAGAAAAAAGTAAAAGTAAAGGGTACGTCAAAAGATATAACTACATCTTTAATTTTATTAAATGAACAAGGAAAGTTTACACAAAACAGTGTTAGCGTTGCATTAAAAAAATTATCTGAAAACATTATTAAGAAATTAAAATTATGAGAAAACTGTTGTTTTTGTTACTACCATTATTCTGTTTAGCGCAAGATTTAAAACTTGATCACAGTTATATTAACGAAGCTGATTTTCAGGTAGGTGATACTATAACTATAAAGTTTAATACAATACAGGTTACAGAGGGTGCTGATCCAAACCTGTACATGTTTGACTACGAATATAACAA